TTTCAACTTTACAAATCAAAAAATTCAAGAGGTTTAAACAATGTCACGAGTAAATGATACCGGGAAATTCTCAGCACTTCCGGGCGCAACAGCCATTCCGCTTTATTCGCGGGTAAAACAAACCGCCGCCGGTGTTGATCTTGCAGGTGCGAATGATCCAACCTTCGGATCGGCAATGCGTGCAGGTTATGCACCAGACGCAACGAGAGACAATTTTCAGGAAGAAATGAGCGTCAAAATGGCGAACGCTCCTGGAACTCACTTTGCAATTGCATCCGCAGCGATCACCGCCGGAGCAGAATTCCAAGGCGCGGCATCTGGTGAAATCGCACCATTGGCAGGCGGGAAAGCGATTGGAAAAGCAATTGAAGCGGCAACCGCCGACGGTGATGTGATCGAGGTGGTTTATTACCCAGAGACCGCCGTTGGCCTTGCAACTTTCGCAGATCCAGGGGACGCGGGTGACATCGATGTTACCGTGAGTTCATACGTTCAATTGGTTACGGCCGGAGCGGAAACGCGAACGCTTGGTGATCCATCTTCAGCCGGCCAACTGTTGACCGTGACGATGCTCACTGACGGTGGTGATGCGGTTGTAACTTCCGATTCGCCAGTGAACCAAACCGGAAACAACACGATGACTTTCGGAGCAATTTTGGACACGATCACGTTCGTCGGAATTGCTGATGGTGCGTCTTCTTATCGTTGGTCAGTTGTCGGAAACGATGGCGTGGCATTAACAACCGTTTAATCCGGTTACTAAACGAACGCGATGGTTTTTTTGCCATCGCTTTAAATCTCAAACTAAAAAAAACTAAAATTTGGAGTTTAAACGATGCCTAAGCCATCAACACAGTTAAGCCGAAGCCGGCCGGACATTGCCGAATCAATGCTTGAATTCGATCTTCAAGCGAACAATAACAAGATGATTGCAACACAGTTGTTGCCAGTCTTCGAAGCAAACGCACAAGCCGGAAACTTCGGGCGAATTCCATTGGAATCATTGCTTGAGGAGTCGAAAACCGACCGTGCAAGCGGTGGTTCTTATGGTCGAGGCGATTACGAATTCGAAGATGTTTACTTTGCAACCAAAGAGCAAGGTTGGGAAGAACCGGTTGATGATCGAGACGCAAAGATTTATTCAGATTATTTTGATGCTGAATTGATCGCGGCCGACCGAGCACGTTCGAAAATCTTGGTCAACCAGGAGAAGCGAGCGGCGGACATTACCTTCGGAAACGGTTCGATCAACACGACCGCAGCCGGAACCGTGTGGAGCACCGCCGCAAGTGCAACACCAGTTACCAATGTCGAAACCGCAGTCCAAGCAGTTTGGGCACGAACTGGAATTTGGCCGAACTCGATTGTGATGAGTTACCTGCTCTTCCGTGAATTGCGTCAATGTGCCGAAGTCCTCGACCGGATCGAATCCTCTGGTGCTGGTGATCAAACGCGAGCCGCAGACGTCACGGTTGCACAATTGGCCGCCGTATTCGATTTGGATTATGTTCTGATCGCTGGTGGTTCTCGCAACACCGCGAAGAAAGGCCAAACAGCTTCGGTTGCCCAGATTTGGGACAAGACGAAATGTATGGTTGCAACCGTGGCAACAGGTCAAGACTTGCGGGAACCTTGCATTGGCCGAACCTTCCATTATTCAGAGGATGGTTCGTCAATCGGTGGAACCGTTGAATCTTATCGTGAGGAATCCTTGCGGTCAGATATCATCCGATGCCGCCATGAGACTCAGGAGAAATTGATCTATCCAGAAGCGGCGGAACTGATCACCGGTTGCTTGTCGTAGTTTTTGCGAAGTATCAATTTTTCAACGATTCTTAATTTTCAAAACTTGCGGCGATGACCACCGAATTTGATGGATTCTTCAAAGATGCTTTCGATGATCTAACTCGAGTCATGGGTGAGTCGCTCACCTATCGACCGAGAGCGGGAGGAACGAGAGCATTAACCGGAATCGTCAATCGGGATCCGCCGCAAGTTTTTTTATCAAATGAAATTGTGACACCGTTGCTTACGATTTCAGTTCACCATGATTCAACCACCGGAATTGTTTACTCGGAGATCGACGCGGGTGATCAAATCGACGTTGCAGTTAAACCAGGTGCAACAGCAGAAACTCGATTAATCACAAAGGTCGAATCGTCCGATGGTGGCGTGACAGTCCTGGTTGTTCGGTAAGGAACCATCCCATGCAATCCACATTTGAAATCAAAGGGAATGGACTCAATGCGTTGATGAACGTATTGACGGAGACGCCGAAGAAGCTACCAAAGCAATTGTCAATGGTCACGAATGCAGTCACCAAAGAGCATAAAAAAGCGATTGGCCGAGAGGTCCGAAATCACGTTCTAATCAAACTCAAGGACGTTCTCAACCAAATCAAGCAGACGAAATATTCGAAACCTGGAAGCTATGACGCGATTCTGGAAATGAAGGGACGGGCTCGAATCCCGTTAAAGTATTTCGGCGCGAGACAAACAAAAATGGGTGTCTCTTACAAGATCAACAAAAAAGACGGAACGCAAAAAATCAAGAGCGCATTCGGGCCAAAGATTCCAAGACTTGGAAAGCACGTATGGCTTCGAACAACAAAAAAGCGAACGCCGATTGAAAAAGTTCTTGGACCTAGTTTGCTCGCATGTTATCTGAAAAATGATCTTCTTACATGGTCGGAAGAACAGCTTTCTGACGAACTCGGAAAACAGGCGGCCAAACGAGTTCGCGCTTTAATTGTAAGTGCGATCCGCAAACAAGGCCGCGCCGAGGGGATCTCAACCGAACTCATCAATGACCGAATCAAGCAAAGGCTAGGGTGATTGATCATGAGCGTGATTAGTGATTTTGTGGACGTGATCGAGACCCGGCTGTCTTCCGTGGTCGGTGTCTCGGTCATCGTCCCAACAAGGCAGGCGGGCGATGCTTTCGGCGATAAAACGGTGACGGTGAAAACTCAAGACGTGGAGCGATTTGAGGAACTCGACCGACCTGGAAACCCTCCGGCGGTTGGAAAAACTCTTCCGGTCCTGATCACTGGAACCGTAATTCCAAGTGAATTTACAGCAATGCCGACGCCATTCCATGAAGCAGCGGTTGACCTCGGAACCGACCTTCAGAACTCAATCACAAACCCGGCAAACTGGCACACGTTCGGAGGCAACTCGATCGATGCTTCGGTGGGTGAATTGAAATTCATTGAACCGGATGATGAGTCACCCGGAGCGGTTCAGTTCACGATTGAGATCAAATACCGAGTTGACGAAACAAACCATAACACTCTGAGAGCATAATAAGATGGGATTACTAAAGCGCAAAACCCTAATGGCGGCAAAGATCGAATCGACAGCTTACACGGCTGAATCGCTCGCAAATGCAGATTCGAGTCACAACTTTTACGACGCGAGCATGAAAGTCGGAATCGACACGAACCAAAGAATGTCGGTGAACACGTTCAGCAATCGTAAGAGCACCAACGGCGGACGGTCGGCCACGATCACATTTAAAACTGACTTGGTTGGTAATGGTGATGGTGCGGCTCCTGGTTGGGCGGACTTACTTTTTCCTGCATGTGGATTCGTTAAGGCAACAAACACATTCGGTCCAGTGTCCGAGGTTCCAGGCTCAAGCGTGAAAACTCTCACGATTGCGGTCTATGAAGACGGACGGAAAAAGCTCGCGAAAGGATGCGTGGGCTCTTTTAAACTCGTTTGCGAGTCTGGAAAGGACATGATGCTCGAATGGACTTTTACGGGTGCTTACGTCCAAACAACCGACGCTTCAATGCTGACACCAACCTATCCAACACTTGTCCCGCTTCGGTTTGCTGATGCCACGGTTGCACTTGGTTCTTATACACCATGCTTACAAAAACTAGAGATTGACGCGGGAAATAATGTGATCCTTCGAGAAGATCCAGCGGAGACGAGCGGGTTCAAAGGCGCGATCATTACCGACCGGAACATCGTGGGGACAGCCGACCCGGAGTCGCAGTTGGTCGCCGGCTATGACACCTATGGAAAATGGCTCGCGAACACGGAAGAGTCGTTTTCGGTTGCAGTTGATGATGGAACAGATGTTGTGACTATCACCGCGCCAAAATGCGAGATCACAAACATTGACGAAGGTGATCGGAATAGCCTCCGAACGGATCCAATTTCGTTCCAAGCGAACCTCGATTCTTCCGGAGATGATGAATTGACGATTGCATTCTCAGCTTCAGTTTAGTTTTTGATTTTTCAACCCTCACATCCTCTCACGGTACTCCACAAATGCCACGAGCGACAAACCCAGATTCAACGATTGTGATCGTTCTCGATTGCGATAAGGATCAAAACCCGCAAGCCAAGTTCCTATTCAGACCGCCAGTAATGGCCGACGAGGAGAAACTTGGTTCCGCTTTTGATATTCGAGACAAGGATTCAACCACTCTCACGGAATCCGTCACCCAGGCAATCGAAACGTGCTTGATTGGTTTCGAAAATTGCGGCGGTTTTGAATTTGGAAAGAATCGAATTTCTGAATTCTTAAGCGCGGCCGAAGGATTTGAACTCGTTTCAAAACTCCTCTCATCCGGCCGATTGGATTCAGACGAAAAAAAAAGTTCAGAGTCGCCAGCCTCATCCGAGGCGGTTTGATTTGCAAAGGTTGTTCATCGAAAGAATGTTGTGAGAAGTATCAAAACATTGAAATCGAGTGCCCGGAATGCTCTGGCGGTGGCT